AGATTCACTATAAGCTAATTCTTTTCCACGTTGTGCTAATAGTTTTGCTGTTTTACCAACTCCATAAACTGCAGGAGTTATAAATAAAGACTCTGTTCCAAATCTAAGTCTATTCATTAATTTTCTAGCAGCATCATCTCTACCATATGATTCATTTCTATCTAATTCTGTTGGCCCTTCAAACATATCTCCAAAAGTACCTATCTCATCATTATCTACTACAAACATTTCACCAACTGCACCACCTCCTACTGCAACTGAATATCTAGCGTATTTTGATTTTTTATTTAAATCTTTAACTTTTCTAAGTGCTGTTTGTAATTTAGCTGGATCAGCAGTTTTACTTGCTTTTCCAAACTGAGCATAAGCATCACTTCTTTTAGCTCTTAAAGCTTTTGTAGTTAAATTTCTTGCAGCTTTATTAGCTACTTTAAATCCAACACCTCCAGGTACAGCTATTTGTACAATTGATTCAGTTAATTTACCTATTAATCTTTCTTCAGCAACTTCTTCAAATGGATTTATTTTATCAAAAAATTCTTCTACATCTGCAGCTAAATCTGAGTCTGCTCCAAGATCTATTAACTCTGCTCCTAATGATACTATACCTTCTGGTACTTTTATAGCACCAGATACAAGACCTGCACCAAGAGCTTTATACCAACTTACTTCGCTATCTCGTTCTGCGGAGTTTAAATTATATTCAGCCATACAGCTTCCTACCTATTTCTATATTCGCTTAGGTATCTTTCGTAAGCAGATTTTTGATCTGGTGTCATTCTAGTATCAATAAGACGTTCTCCATATTGATTAAGAGTAGGTTTATTTGCGGGTCCTGTCATTTGTGCAATTTTTTGTCTTATGTCCGTTTTCTGATCTCTTGCGTCTGCTGTACCATATTCATAGTTAGTAATACCATCTACTTCTTCTACTACATTATCTGCGTCATCTATTTTTTCTTCAGTAACATTCTCAGTTCCAGGTAAATTAAATGGTACAAACACTCCTCTGCCCTCACCTTTTTCTAAAACATAATATTGATTTGTTTTTGGAGCATAATATACTCTACCTTCGTTAATACCTTTTTTATATAACTTCTTAGCTTTTTTTGTTAAATCATCAGTTTCGTTTAAAAATTCATCAGCTACATTGTATCCTTTTTTCATTAAATCACCGCTTGTTTTATATTTCCATGTCAGTTGATTCTTACCCTCTGAGTATGAACCTACAATATCATCCTCCACTAACTTTTGCGCTCCTTTATTTATAATTGTATCAATTCCACTTTCTCCTGCTATTTCGGCTTGTAATATTCCTAATGAATTTTCATATTGTTTTTGAAGTATCTCTAATTTATTTCTTTGTTCTTTATTTAATAAATCACTACGTAATGCATTATCTATTTTTTGCATATTTAATTTAAGATCTCTTTCTTTTTCTGCTTCATTTCCTGTAAAATCTTGTTTTAATCCTAATACTTTAGCTTCATTAGTAAAATCATTTTTCTGTAAATTTAATAATCTATCTGTTTCCTGATTAAATAAATCTGTTCTAAATTCTCTATCTGCTTTTGTTTCAGCCTTTTTAAATAATCTGTCTTTTAATGTTTCCCCAGATCTGTATTCTCTATCTTCTTCGGTTTCCATCATTCTATTTCTTTTTTCTATAGCACTACCTGTTGCTTTTAATTTAATATTTCTTTGAAACCTATCTTCTTCTGCTTTTTCTTTAAGTAAATTTTGAATTGGTTTTTCTCCCGCTGCAATTAAATTAGCAATAGTTCCACCACCTCTATTTTCTACAGCTGCTGCCGGTCCATATGCTAATAAGAAACTTGTTAATGGATCATACCCACCTCTATCTCCAGCTGCTTCTAACAAAGCTTCTGTGCTTTCCGCAGTTAAATCTTTTAGACTAGGTATAGTTCTTCCTTGATATGGAGTGTTAAATGAGTATTGATCTGTTCCACCTACAAAAGGATCTTCAGCATGATTAGTTCTATCTACAATACCGGTCATAATGCCATCGCCGACATTACCGCCTTTTCTAAACATTGGTCTTCTAAATACTTTACTCATATTAAGTTCCTGTTGGTCTAAATGCTCTATACAAACCTGCTAGTGTAGCACCTGCGCTTATACCTGTTTGAACATTACTTGGTCCTGAATTTGGTTGAATAGTTTGTGAAGTTCCTCCAGGATAACCTGCAATTAATCCAGTGATCCCTGAACCCAGAGCCTGTGTAGCTTGAAGTGGTTGGTTTAATTGATTTTGTAATAACTGTTGCTGTGCTGATAACTGTGCTTGTTGTTGAGCTTGGTTGATACCTCCTAGTGTCTGTAAAGCTCCAACATCTTGGCCTAAGAAAGCTTGACCAGCTTGACCTAAATTTAATTGATTAGCAATATTTTGTTGAGCCGCTGTTTGAGCTTGACCAAAACCTTGTTGTAATAATTGAGCTTGTAATGCAGCTCTGTTTCTATCTGAAGCTTGTTGATATTCTGCTCTTTGAACACCTTCTCTACCCCCACCAAATGCACCAGCACCAATTGCTTGTGCTGCTAATGCCGGTAATCCTTTTTGAGCTTGTACATCAAATTGTTGTAAAGTTGTATCAATAACATCTTGTTGATACGGAGACATAAACTGTTGATAGCCAGTAGGTCCAGTTGAAGTTTGAGCCGCTTGAAGAAAAGGTCGATAACCACCTATTCCAGCAAGTGCTGTTTGTTGAGCCTGTTGTTGTAATGGATCTTGACCTGCAACAAATTGTGGACCAAATATTTTTGATAAATCTGCTGTTTTTAAATCACCTGTTACTTGTTGTAACTGAGTTATAAACGGTTTCGCTGCCGCTTCTATAAACTCCGGTGGAGCAGTTGCTTGTGTTATTGTTTCAGCCATTATACTCTTCCACCTTTTTCTAATTTTTTCATCATATCGTACATACGTTGTGCACCTTTATTAACGTTTCCATCACCCATTCCTCTTACAGCATCAGCTGTAAATACAAATTCATTGTTTGCTAACATCGCAGGAATGTCATCTGCCTTTTCTTTTACACCAACTGGAGGAATAAATCCACCTGTTTCTCTAAGGTCTAATTCTGTAACCCCTGCAGGGTTTTGATTCAATGGTAGATTCATGATGCCGGCTGCTTGTATAGCATTTTGTTCTGGATTATCTGGCCCTCTTGCAAACCCTATTCTACCACCATTAGCTGCCATTGTTTTCTGTTCAGCTACTTTCTCTCTACGTTTATTTTCTAAAAACTCTTTATAAAGTTGTTCAGCATTTTGTTTCTTATTAAATTCTTCCCTACCTTTTAGATATTCTTCAAACTCTGTTCCACCTGCATAACCTATTCTACCACCGTAAGCAACGTTTGCTCTATTCATATCTTGATTATACTCTGATAAATCTATCTCTACCTGTTGAGCAATAGCTGCATCTTCATCTGCTGCATCAGAAAATGTTCTTTGATTTTTATATGCATTAATTAATTTACTTCTTAATGCTCCAACATCTCTAGTAATACCTTCAGGATCGCCTTCTTCTTCAGCTTGATTTAATAGTCCACCTAATAAAGAACCACCGGCAAATATTTTTGCAGTATTTGCTAAATCAGATCCTCCAGTAAAAAAATTTTTAGCCATACCAAAAAGGCCTGGTTCTGTAACAGCAGCACCTTTCATAGCTGCTGTGGTTCCAGGTAAAAATTTTGTTCCTCCACCAAATAAAGTAGGTAAGCCAAACATAGCATTTTTACCACCAAGAAATGTACTTGCTCCACCTTTAACAAGCATAGGTGCAAAGTTGAAAGCAGCTAAAGCCAACATTGGATTTTTCTTAACAGTCTTAGCTACACCTTTTACAGCGCTTTTGACGCCTTTAGTAACTGATTTAACTATGCTTCCTAGTCCGTATTGTTGTCTATTCATCATTCCACCATTTGCTGCCATGTTTCTCATAGCACTTGCTAATGGTGATTGCATAGGGCCTCCTGACATTGGATTTTCTGGTAATGCCATTGACGGTCCACTAACTAAACCAGTTCCATATCTTTGATCTCCTAATCTAAATCCATCTTTATCAAACAAAGGTTGACTTAAATCTGAAACTTGTGGTCCACCTGTTACACCTGCAGATGTAAAAACATCAGAAGCTAAAGATGCTGGTTGCTGTGTAGCACCACCTCCACCTAAAGTAGATTCAGCTGAATCTAATCTTTGATTTATTTCTTGTAACATTTGTTCTGCAGAAGATACTTCAGTACCTAATTCATTTAATCTAGGCATGATACTGCCATCTTGGTACATTTGTCTGGGTTGTTGCATTCTTGATATTGCCATAATTTAAATACATTTATACTGTTGAGCAGGCGTAGAATCCTGTAAATATAATACTTTATTTGATTTTTTCGCTATCGTCAACAGATTTTGCGAGCTCTAATAGATCAAAGAATCGACCACAATATTGATGGTCTCCAACGTGAGTTATATTATCCATAGCATAGATATATACTTCTCCTCCCATATCTGTCCATCTTTGACAGAAACCAAAATCTTCACCAAAATATCTTTTAGTTTCTACATCATGTAATGTATCAAATAAATTGTACATATTATCTTTTTTGACTTCTTTACCATTAATAACTGTAGGCTGATATATTTCTAATTCTGGATGATGTTTAATCATTTTTTCAATAACTTCTCTTTTAATTAACATACATCCTGTAGGAGCATGAGACACTTTAATGACTCCATTTTCCATAGTCATTTCATTTCCTTTACCCATTTTAATTGGAAATATGTGACCTGCTTTTAATATATCATCAGGAGTTTTAACCATATCGGTTTCTTTTATTTTTTTCCACATCTTATCTGTATCAAATGTTTTCATTGGATATGGACAAGAGATAACATCTTTATCTGCACCTATCATTTTATATATAGTTTTAGAATTAAAATCTATGTCTGAGTCTATGAACAATAAATAATCATAATGATCTTTATGATTTAAAAATTCTGCTACACATAAATTTCTACCTTGTGTAACTAAAGATGATTTAAGTAATGTAAAACTAACTAGTATACCTTGTTGCATACAGTCTAATTGAAACTTTAATACAGCTTGAGTGTAATGCATAGACACTTCACTATGACAAGGAGTACAAACCATTATTTTTGCTTTTGGTTTATCTATAATATTACCTATGTTAATAGTTCTAACGTTTGAATCTACCTGTTCTATTTTTTCTGTTTGATAAGTATCTGCGTTAGCGGTTGTTTTCTTTTTTTCAGAAAACCATATTGGTTCATTATTTTGCATTTAGTGCTCCTCTCAAAAATCTTGTCCATGCTTGTCCTTTTACTCCCCAGTCATAAAATCTATTTACATAATTTTGTTGCATCTTTAAATGATCTTGGAGCCCTGGAGCATGAAGCATATCCGCAGAAGCTTCTATACCTGCAGCAAACTTTCTAGCTAAACTTTTGTAATTATTTGAATAAGGTACATACATTGGAAACTCTGCACCTGTTTCATATATAGCACCATAATTAGTTGTAATACAATATAGACCCGCTGACATAGATTCTAATAATGAGATACAAGATGTTTCTTCCCAAATACTTGGGTATACAAACATTCTATAATCTTTTAAATTTTCTTTAATATATTCATTTGGCTTGTAGCCAATATAATTTACATTAGGTAGTTGTCTTGCTTGTTCATATAAAGCTTCGTATGATTTATCATTAGCTTCTGCAAAATCTTTTCCATATACTTCACAAGAAGAATAAACATCTAAACTAATTAATGGATTGTTAACTAATTGCATTGCACCTAATAATACAGATAAACCCCTCCAAGGTGTGCAGTGATGAATTATTTTTATTGGATCACCTTTTTTATATTGTGTTATAACTGGTTGTACTTCTTCAATACCATTTTTAATAACTACACATTTCTCTCTTGGTAGATCAAATCTTTTTGTAAACTGTTCAAAGTTCCAATTAGAATTAAATACATACCAATCATATTTATCATGATTCGATTTATCACTAAACCATGGATTTAAATTAGGTTGATCCCAAGAATTTTTTTGCCAAAGAATATTTAACTTGGTTGGGTGTAAAGGTATTTTACCTGGAACTGATGTGCAAATTTCTACTTGATTAAGTAAGCTAGGTTCTACATGCTTTCTTAAATATTCAAATTGTAGTTCTGTTCCGCCTCTAGGATTTTGGTTTGTCATTATTTTGATTCATTACTTTCTGAAATACTTCAAGACCTTTGTTAGTAATTTGAACTGTAACATCTTCTACAATATCAGGTCCTTCTACTTTCTCTTTAAATACTTCTCCTGTCTTGGTATTTCTGTATGTTGTTGTAGTTACACAATCTATTTTTGGTATATCTTTATCCATTTTCTTGTGATCTATCTATCAAAAGATAACTTATTTGTCCAGTGATCTCGTTTGCTGTGTCTGCCTGTATTTTTAAAATATCTCCACCTTCTAGGTTAATAACATTCTTAGCTAAGTTTTCAGTAGACTTGTTTAATTCTACATGCGCTATTTCTACATCAGAACCACCTGATTTTTTTAAATACAAATCTACATCTACATTACTAGCTGATGCATGACTTGCTTGCACTGATCTAACAATTGCAATAGCAGACGTAGTAATAGTTAATGCTGTTGTTAAATTGGTTGTTGTTAAATTAAACGTTTCGCTTTTGAAAAAATTAGCCACCTAAAAACCACTCCTTTTGATCTTCTTCATTTTTTAAATCTTGTTGAAAAGAGAAATTAAGTTGATTTTTTAAAGTGTCAAGAGCTTCTAAAATTTGTCTTTGATTGGATACATCATACTCTTGCTGTGGTTCTGGTATACTAACTACTACTTTTGCCATTATCTTCTACCATCTGGTTGTGCATCAACTCTTAAAGTTCCATATCTCCAAGTTTCACCGGTGCCATCATTTTCTATTTTAATTGATAATAATCTTCCTCTTGCTCTAGTGTCTACCTTATCAGTAGAATTGGTAATTGTAAATGGGCCAAGAGGTGAGCTAGATGCAGTGTTATTTGGATAATCATTCAATAGTAATGTAATTTTTGAATTACCTGTAAGAACCTTAAAGTCAGGTATAAATCTTTTTACAGACATAAAAAACTCTCCATCTCCTCTGTAGTCAACCATACCTGTTGATTGACCTGTCATACTTCTTCTTGCTGTAATATCAAAGTCTCCTGATTCAATAAACGCATTAATAGAAGTAGTACCAGTACTATTAACTTGATCAGTTCCAACTTCGTGAGCATAATAAGTTGAAGCTCCATATGTGTTTGTAATACCCAAGATATCTCCAAATACAGGTAGTGATGTTTTATTATATTCAGTAGCATATGGCACATCAAAGACTCCGGTATCTACATACGAAGTTCTAGCTAATGATGAAGTTGTCCAAACATTTTCTCCATAGTTATATGTGACACATCTATCAATTTGATCTGATCCTGATTTTGGATAAAACCAATTTACTTCACTATAAAGAGTATTGTGTTCTGCATAAACTATATCTGTTGCATTATAATTTATCCCTAAATTATTTGAATTTGTTGTAAAAACAAAATCTTCAACTAAACATGGTAATGATTTAACTGTACCATCAAATACAAAAAATCCACCTTCACCTGACATCCAAAATACTTTACCATCAGAATAACTTAATGCGTGTTGACCAATCAATCCACAGTTAGTACCAACTTGTCTTACACTAAATGTAAATGGTGGACCAACAAATTGAATTACATAAGCAGAGCTATCGGTTAATACTAAAGTATAATCTTTACCAGATACTGCTCCAACAATTCTATTTCCTTTATCTAATCTAAATGTACCTGCAGTATTAACTGCAGTTGGTGTATAATCATTTAAGTCTTCTTGATTTGAAAATCTTATAAACATTGGATCCTGAGTCGTAGGATCTCCAATAGTTGTTTCCGTTCCAAAATGAAATAAGTGTCTATCTCTATCAGATACTTGGGTTAATCTTGATGCAGTTGGGTTAGCTGAAGTTGAAAAACCAGATGTAGATTTAGATGCTCTAATTGTTCTAGCACTTGATGCTCCTGCATTCCAAGTAAAAGTTTCTCCATCTCTAATTGTTGCAACAAGAACTTGTCCATAGTTATCAAGACTCCAGTTTCCTGGATCCAGGACTACAGAACTTGTAGCTCTTTCAGTTCCCCAAGTAGAAGTATTCCATGTAGAAGTACCCCAACCATAACCTACAGTTTGAAAGACAGGACCTACTTCAACATAAGGATTAACAGTTGCAGCCCCTGCTGCAGTCATGCCTGTTCCTCCTTCAGCTCTTACAGCTTGAACTGTAAACGTATCTATGTCTGGAACGGTTAAAATTTCATAAGCTACTTCTAATTCTGTTGCTGTATAATCTGAATCACCTGTAACAGTTACACCAGATAAAGTTACGTATCTTCCAACTTGTAGACCATGAGAACCTTTATTAACTTGTAAAACATTTGAGCCATTAACAGTTGTTAATGTGCATCCTGTAATAGCTGTATCTAATGGTGTAATGTCAAAAAACTGTTCTCCATAATATAAAAATAAACCTTGTGATGTTCCAATAGCTGCATATCTTTCACCCGCTAATGATGTCCAAGTGTGTTGAGCACGTGCTACCCCAGGTAATGTTTCACCTGCAATAGATAATTGATTCCAACCACCTATTTTTTCAGGTAGTCCATATCTAAATCTAACAAAATCACCATCTACCCATTGAGATTCAGCTCCTGAATCCGTGACCATCTTGTTAAAACCAGGCTTGAAATTTAATTTTTGCAGCATATAATATGTTATATTATAGTTTTATAGAGAATGAAAGAGGTTAAATGATTACTGAACTAACAACAGATCCATTAAATGAACATAAAAGTAGTATCAATGTTACCTATCCTAGGTCAGTAAATATATTGTATGGTTCTTATCCTTACCCTGAAATTATACATTATTTTTTAATGGAAATAAAAAATAATATTGATCCAGACATGAGTGGTTATACTAATGTAAAAGGAGGTATGACTAAATGGGAACATTTTGTAGGTAATCAAAAATTTGATAATTTTATAACTTATTTAATAAATAAATATCAAACTATACGTCCAGAAATATTTCAACATTTTTTACAAACTCAATATATTGGCCAAGCATGGGGAACTGAAACTAAAAAAAATGACTCTTTAATAATGCATGTTCATCCTTGCATTCATGGTGTGTTATATTTAACAGAAGGATGTGATCTTATATTACCAGAATTAAATATTAAATTAACTCCAAAACCAGGAGACTATTATATTCTCCCTGAGTTTGTGTACCATGGTTTTGAAGCATCACAATCAGAATCAAATAGATACAGTTTAGTTTTTAATATACATCGATCAAATGATCATGATTATTATAATAAATTTATTCATGGGATCTTGGTATTATCAAACTGTGTAAAATAATTTTGGTTAGCAGCTTTTTAACCTTCTTATTTCAAGCGACTGGGTTGGCTCTGAGCTGTGCTCCTCCAAATTCTCAAATTAGTGATCAAATT